GCTATTGAAAGACGCGACGCAGCCGAGAAGATGTTTGAAGATTTAAAAGCGATTGCTAGTATGCGAGGGCAAACAGTCGGAGCTATGATAAATGGCGCTTAACATACCTACCAAGTTTATCTCTTTTATAAAGATGTTTATCTTTAGACCTATGATGTTTGGAGTGAGAACTAGCGTCTATTATTTCGAGGTTTTCAATTCTATTATCAAGCTTATTTCCGTTTATATGGTGAACATGCTCGTTTCTACTAAGTTTACGATTTATATGTTTCTCCATAACATACCTATGTTCAAGCTGATACTTCTTGTGACCAACTCTAATGCTCATATATTCACCCAGTCTAGATTTACCACCCTTCCATTGGGGGTGGTTACTACCAGAAACATTTCCTTTTCTCCAAGTGCTAGGGCTGTTACTTGGTTTACCTTTAAGAACATATCTGTTAACACATGCTCTAGAGCAAAACTCTTTACCCCAACCAATGTAAAACTTGTTACAATATTTACAGTTTCTTTTATAAACAGTCATAAGTTTATTATAAGTAACATTATAACTAGTGTCAAACCACTAAGGATAGGGGCATAACATGGCATTTTTATTAGACGGTCAAGCAATACGAAGTCCAAACTCAATGAGTGAGGCAAACAATACACAGTACGCTCAACAGCGTACGCTTTCAGGTAACATAGGGCGTGACTACTTCGGAAGTAATAAGCGAGTCTGGACACTTAAATATGATGTTATTCAGAAGTCCGCTTACGATACTATCAACACAATCTATCAATCGTACTTATCCACAGGAAGTGGAAAAACATGGGAAATAACCGAAACCAATTACACAGTTTCACAAACAACCGTTCATATAAACCTTGAACAGCGTGAGTTTAGTATTGGTGGTGAGAACTACTTATCTGAAATAACACTTATATTGACAGAGGCGTAAATGCAAACAGTAAACGCCGCTTTTACTGCTGAAGAAAAAGACGAGATACGAAAAATCGTAGCTTCCACTTTGGTTAGTTGGAAAAAACAATTTGATAGCACAATTCGTTTATTTACAATCGGAGTGTCTACTATTGGTGGGTATGATGTAATTGCTTCTGGTGGTGAAGTTACATCTGACTGGAACAAATACTATTACTTTGATGAGTCCGAAAGATTAACCGCATTAAGTTACGAACGACAACTGCAACAACCTACTGGTGGGGTTGCTTCTGCACTTGCTGAAGTCGAACTAGATAATACATCAGGAAGATACATTCCATATTACGCCGGTGGTAACTCGGAACTATTTACTGCGCTTTTGCCTAGACGACCAATCATTATAAACGCCGGCTTTAATTACGACGGTAATGACGAAATGCTTCCACAGTTCGTTGGTATTACAAACAAGCAACCAGAAACAAGCCTAAGAAATAAAACTACACGCTTACAAGCTAATGACTTTATAAGCTTCCTTGCTAATAGGTATGTGGATAACTCTACAATGTTTACTGGACTCCGGTCTGATGAAGTGATTGAAAGTATTCTTACACAACTCGGATTTGCGACTGCTCAATATAGACTTGATACCGGAATTAACCTGATAAGCTTCGGTGAGTTTAATGTTGGTGACAAGTTTATAAATATCATCAACGAGATAGTACAAGCCGAATACGGTCACTTCTACCAAGACGAAGAAGGTATATTACGCTTTGAAAACCGTCAGCATTGGTCGGACAGTCCACATAACGCAATTCAAAAAGTAATTGCCACGAACATGGTACTCGAAGCGAAAATGCCAAACGCTGACCATATAATCAATGTGGTAGAGGTTAAATCTAAACCGAGAGCCAAGCAACCAAACCAGTTAGTCTACACACAGCAAGGCACAAAGGAAATAAACGGCAATCAAGACTTAGAAATATTTGTTAATTTTGATGACCCCATGCTGGCGATAGATAACCCATATTATGTAGCCAATACACTAAGTGACGGAACAGGCACGGATAAAACCAGTTCAGTAACGCTCAAATCTTTCTCTAAGTTTGCTAGAGCTTGCAAGATTGTATTAAGTAATAACTATTCGGATACGGTATTTATAACGCTACTCCAAATAACTGGCCGACCAGCCAAAATAACTACTAACATATATACAAGAATTCAAGACGACAGTTCAGTTACTGCTTACGAAGAACGACCAGAAGTAATTGAGAATAACTATATCCAATCACAAGACTGGGCGAACTCATACGCACAGATGATATTAGAAGATTATGCTGAACCAGAAAATCTAATGGATATAACAATCCGAGCGATACCTGAACTGCAACTCGGCGATTTAATTAGCTGGCAAGGTCGGTACTGGCGGATATTTGGAATCAAATCTAAAATAGACCCTAGCGCTGGCTTCGTTCAAGACTTGAAACTCTTACAGAGAAATATAGTGAATTACTTCAGAATAGGAATCAGTACCATTGGTGGAACAGATAGGATTGCACCATAATGTATAATAACGATATGCAAGGAACAAAAATAACTCCAACTGGTTGTGTAAATGGTGATAGCATTCCTATTACATCTGAAAAATGTGATAATCGAGTAGACATTCCAAAAGAACTACCGAGAGTTGGTGGTATTTCATATATACTTTCGGCGTTAGTTTTTGTTTGTTTAGTGTATTTTGTAATTAAGGGTATTTATGAATACAGAAAAAACTGACCAACTTTCTGGTGATACAAACCCATATCACGGTTATACATTGCTAGAAGGTGATTTAGTTGTTAGTGGTTTTAGCGCAGTCACAGGTGGTTACCAAGCAAGTGCCGAGTATGAAATATACTTGAAAGACAAAAACCTAAGCACTACTGATTTTGATATACCAATAGTCGACGCGGTTCATATTATCAACTATGGTTCTGGCGTCTATCAGTACCGGCAAGCACCATACATATATCTAGCACCAGCTACAGGAATAGTGTCTAACCAAGCAAAAGTGTTAATAACTAAGCAGCTTATAACTGGTAATACTTATCAGGCAACTTTATCACTTACATACTTTACAAGCAGTATTAGTTCTGGGGATAGAGATAGTGCCTTCTATACACAATATTTTAAGTTTAAGCTTCGGTCAGACTCATGGCCGGGTGGAATATAGACTTCTTGACGATTTAACCTATTAGCAGTAAAGATATATATATGAATACCTACAAAGTAACCTGTCTAAAATGTGGCGAGTCAGATAACATTCTTATCAACGACAAGTCTATAATCAATTACGAAAAAGGTGCTGGCACTAATCTTTTATCTGGTCGGTATCGCTCGGATATGAAATGGGGTTGGGAATGTATCTGTGGAAATGATAACCGTATTTCAAAACAGGAAGAAAGCTTTGTAGAAAAACTGGTGCAAAAAGGAAGTGTTGAAGCAATTCGAGCAACACTAAAAATAGATGATAAGAAACAATTCAACATGAGGTTAATATGAGTAAAATGAAAAGTCACAAAGATGTATCTTATTCTGGAATACACAAATGGATATCGTATCACTACGAAAAGTCTGGTACATGTTCGGAGTGTAAGACAAGCAATTTAAGTGGGAAATATATTCATTGGGCTAACATATCTGGAGAGTATAAAAGAGATATAAAAGATTGGAAAGAACTCTGTGCTAAATGCCATCAGAAGTTTGATAAGAGATATAAGATAGGAAATCTAATCTTTGCTATATGTCTAGAATGCGAAGAGCCTTTTAATATATCACCATCTAGAGTTGGAAAAACACCTTACTGTTCTAGAACATGTTTTGCTAATTACAGAAAAGGAATGGCTAAGAGTGATTTTTGGAAATTAACAATGGAGGTATTTTAGATGGCTTATACAAGCTGGAGTGTGGTATATGGTGAACAACCAAGTGCTGCCAAATGGAATATATTAGGAACAAATGACGCACATTTTGCAGATTTAGTAGACCCGACTGAAGGCGACGCATGGAGTTCTTACACTCCAACATTTACCAATACGACGCTTGGTAGTGGTTCAGTTGCAGGAAAATACAAACAGTTAGGCAAAACTGTATTCTTTAGAGCTTCTTTTACTTTTGGTGCTGGTAGTGCAGTTAGTGGTTCTGTAACCGTCAGTTTACCGGTAACATCTATAGCTGTACCAGATACAAAAATGCCAATAGGACAGGTTGAATACAATGACAGCGATTCATCACTCTTTCACGGTTCAGTAGTATGGACTACCACAACAACAGCAACACTTAGAGTTGATACTACTATTGGTGGAGTTGGTACCTATGTCCGTCAAGATGTAACTTCTTCAACTATTCCATTCACATGGGCTTCTGGTGATGAAATGCATGTACAAGGTATGTATGAGGCAGCCTAATGACGGACACCAAAGACCAAGTTAAGAAATGGCTGGACAACCACGAGAAGCAAGACAAGACGAGCTTCGAGGCTATCCATTCACACTTAGACAGGATAGATGACCGCCACTCACAAGATAAGGGCAACATCGACCTGATTGTCTACAAGCTTGATGAACTTAAAACTCAAGTTGCAGTTATGGAAGCCAAGATGGATAAAATCTATGTAACTAAGGTAGAGTTCCAACCTGTTCGCAATTTGGTGTACGGTATGGTCGGTATATTATTAACTGGTGTTATAGGGGCTATTCTTGCAATAGCAATACGATGAGATTGCCATACAACGGAAACTACAAAACTACTCAATCATTCAATGATAGTTGTTGTAGGGCTTCTTATGCTCGGTTTGGCATGTCAGGACATAACGGTATAGATTACGGTTTGCCATGTGGAACTCCAGTTGTAGCGGCTCATGCTGGCAAAGTCTATACAGGTGTTGACCCGAACGGATATGGAAATTATATATTTATAACCGGCTCGACTGGTGACCAAACAGTTTACGCACACTTAAAGAACTTATCCGTAGCTAATGGCAGTCAAGTAAGTGAGGGGCAACAGATAGGATTATCTGGTACGACAGGCAATTCATCTGGTTGCCATTTACATTTTGGTTTTAGGCCTAAGGGGTATAATAACAATAATGGGTTTTTAGGATATATTGACCCACAACAATTTATAAGGAGTGATGAAGTGACCCAAGCAGAATATGACGCACTAAAAGTAGACAGAGATAACGCCTATCGTGTAGCAGAGGAAAGACTGGCTACATTAAAAGTGGTACAAAATGACCGCAACAATGCGTATGCTACAGCCGAAGATAGACTAAAAAAACTTGGTATTCTACAAACTGATAGAGATAACGCATACGCAACCGCCGAGAATAGATTAAAGACTATCAACGAGCTGAAAGCACAACTTGGAGAATCTGACGAAGCCAACCTATTGGGTCGGGCATTATTAAAAGTCCTAGCAACACTAGGATATAAAAGGGGGTAGGTATGAATAAAGATATCGCTGTCAGAGCATTAAAGACATTTGTACAAGGTTTCATCGCAGGTTGGTCTTTAACTAACTTTGATATGGAATCAGGGGCGGTAGTTGGTGCAATTGCTGCTGGTGTATCAGCAGTCATGAATATATCAGTTGAACTATATAGGGGGTTGAAATGAATGAGGAATGGGAACAACCAATGACCTGTCCAATAGACCCAGCAGAACTCGAAAGTTGCGAAGCCTGCCAGTAGCTACGCCAGTAATCTGCCGAGAGCCACTAGGCTTTCGATAGCTTATCGGAAAGGGGGGGGCTATGGTTCAGAAGCCCAAGCTAGTACCTGTAAAAAAGAGACGCTCTCGTAAGAAGCGGAGAGTCTATGCCAAGAAGAAATGAGTGTCCAGCATGTCACGAACCACCAGAGGTTGTAGGATTATTTTGGCACTTATCTGTTCACTTTTGTACACCATCAAATACCATGCTCTTTACCAATGGTCTATTGTGGTCGACAAGTTTCAAGGAGATAACAGGTGTCGAACGAACTCGAAACTCTGAGAGAACGACTCGCCAAGACAGACAAGTACCTTGCGAAGTTATATCGATGGAATGCAAACATCAACGCAAAGATAGTCCGAGTCCAGCGTGAGCGAGCCAAGCTCGTACACCAACTAGAGAGCAAGGAGGTGCGATGTGGGCAAAGATGAGATTCCTGTGGAACTCCTTGAGCGTGAACTTCACGGTATTGAGGTGGAACTTTCACAGCTCCGACAACAGCACAAGGTCGTCACTGACCGTATCGTTGAGTTGGAACAAGAAAGGTGTGACCTCATCTGCAAAATCAACTCAAGTCAACAGCTCGAACTGCCCTTATAAAGTGAGGCGAGATGAGTAGGTTCATCGACTGGCTAGACAGACTTCTGACTAAGTGGGAGAAGCGTCTGCAAAAGTAAAGACCCCTTACAGCGTTGTAGGGGGTTTTACTATTACCACCAATGTTTTACTTGCCAAAAGGCTACAGCATTATCCCACGAACCATATCGTCTAATTGCATAGTTATCCCAGAATGCGAGTTGACATGCCATATCGGTTTGCCAATTAGGACAGGCAGTTTGGAGTGGTGGGATACCACCCTTTTTTGCTGCACATGATTGACCAAGACCAATACAGCCTATTGAGTTTATGGCATTCAATCTACCGCCAGACTCTTTAAAGAAGATAAAGTCACGAGATGAGCCATTATTCGCTATTTTAGGCGCTTCTGGCGCTACTTTAGGCGGTTCTGGTATATTTTCTTTACTCTCTGTCTTTAGTGCGTGTATGGACGCTTTATGTGTTTCTGGTTGGTTTCCGGTAATTGTTGTTTGTTTTGGTGTTGGTGTCGTAATAATCGCGAGCGTAATACTTGAGATTATGAGCCATGTTTTCATAATGGCGGGGCTTTCTTGCGTTACTGTTCCCCTGATACTCCTATTTTAAGTTCTTTAATAGTAATACTACCGAGCTTGTAATAAGTAAATAACCTACGGTTTTAATTGCTATCTGGGGTGCTGTAATGTATCCAAGTAAATGAATACCTATTAAAGCGAGTGCAAATGCGGTTACTACTGTTGCGAACTTATTTATCCATGAAAGTACGGTCTTTTTGCTAGTTTCAATTTTTTTCATTATTTGTCCTCTATGAAGATATATTTCTTATATCGTCTATTAAATATTTTTACTTCAATCATTTTCACTTTGTGTCCTCCTTTTAGTTATTTGATTGTATATACAGTATAGCACAAGCAGTATTATAATGTCAATAGTTTTATTTTAACCAAGGGTGAATATCACTATGACACTTATAACACAAGGATACTATATTTCTTTTACTATTTAACCCACCATTCTGAAGTTGTATTATATGGTGTCTAACATCAGCCATACCTAAACAAACAAAGCAAAATTTGTGTGATAGTTTGTTGTGTCTTTTTCGTTTAACTTCTTCAAACTTAGCTCTATATACTTTTGGAGATTGTTTATTTTTATAATAAATTTTTACATTAGATACATCTATTAGTGCTTGCAGTTTAACAGCTTGCTCATAACGCCTACCATCATTCTTGCTACCACCAAACATACTCCAAAACTTTAGCAGCTCTTGTTTCTGTATATAATTTCCATTCATAGTCTAGCCTTCCCTAAACTTTTAATTAGGTTCTTAATTCTTCCTATGTTTCCCCTCTTGATTGCTAAATAGTGTTTCAAACCTACTACTAGGCTTCATTTAAGGCCAGCTACCCTCCCCACTAAAAGCTGTTTTATAGTTACCACGGTTTGACCAAGGTGGTCTTTAGGTGTAGGCATAAGGCTGTATAGGTAACTTTTAAAGTATTTGTTATTTATACAGTAGATTTTTATAACTACTGTTGAGGTTCATTTACCCATTAAATAAAGAAGCTCCCCTTGCGGAGAGCTGACGATATTGCTATATAAGTATAGTTTAGTACGCCGACACCCTCCGTGTCAAGTAACAATTCTATTTAATTTGAACCAAATATAGCAATATCTGGTTAATACAAATATAACGCATTGATATTTAAATGTAAAGTCTATATAATAACCATAAGAGCAAGCACCTCAAACAATTGTGTAACAAAGTGTCAAACTCAACTGAATTTGAGAAATAATTACTCTCACAACATACAAAACAAAAAATACCACTCACGGCTCTTGGGTGGTATTTTTATTATCCGGAAGCGTAGAGACTAAAAGGAGGACAACCAACTAGCTTGCTTCCGAACCTTTTTATTATACGAAAAAAAGTCTGAAAAAACTATTTACAAGGCTTAAATAGTAATGCTATAATACTAATGTAATAATAAATAAAGGAGGACAAAATATGTTACCACAAGTAAGTGAAGAAGAATATTTAGATAGACTCATGGAGTATGAGCATAGCAAGGTTCGTTGGGAACTACGAGCGTATAACGCTGAAACAGGCGAAACGCTTGTTAAATCAGATGACTACGACCAAGATGTAGTATTATCTGACGCGCTACACTTATACGAAAAAGTAGACATAATGCTTAATGAAGAAGTGCAAGGTGACTTGAGAGATAGAGCTACCGACGCAATGCAGGACTTGTATCATGACTAAAGTAGACATGCAGACCGTAAATATCAAAGGGAAAGAGTATGTAACGGTCGCTGAACGCGTTAAAGCGTTTCATAAGTTATATCCTAATGGCTCGATAGTTAGTGAGTTATTAAGTGAACCAAACAGCAACCGAGTTGTATTTAAGAGTATTGCAACGCCGGACTGCTCTAAGTTAGAACGATACTTCACCGGCTTTGCTTCGGAAAGTATTGGTGGCGGTTTTATAAATAAGACAAGTGCAATGGAAAATGCAGAAACGAGTAGCGTCGGTCGGGCGCTAGGGTTCTTGAACATTGGTATCGTTGATTCAATTGCTTCAGTAGATGAAATTACTAAGGCAACAAACAACAGTAAAAACCCAGACTTAAATAGACCAACTCATGAACAACGCCGGGCAGTTAGTCAGCTTATGAGTGAACTAGGCATTGTGTACTCACCAGATAACGCCGAAGAGTGGACTGCATTCTGTATGGACGCTATCGGGGTGGAGTCACCGCTTAATCAAGAACAAGCAAATCAATTAATAGAATACATGCAAAATAAGATAATGGAGAACAAATGAAAGATAAAGGAACAGCATACTTGCTATGGTGCGCCGGTCTAATCGGCTTGTGCGGATTACAAAGATTATATATAGGCAAAATTGGTACAGGGATAATCTGGCTATTTACCTTCGGGCTATTCGGTCTTGGTCAATTAGTAGATTTATTCACACTCGGCGAACAGGTCGACAATGTAAATGCTAAGGCACAACTTGGAACATTAACTAACGAAGCAATTGCGCGAGCAATAGAAAGAGAGAAAAAATGAGCGGTACACTAGAAGGCGGAAGAATGGCTGCCAAAACTAACAAAGAACTATATGGACAAGACTTTTATGTAAAGATTGGTGCGCTCGGTGGGCGCAAAAGTCGCGGTGGTGGCTTTGCTAAGAACAATGAAATGGCTCGTCTAGCCGGTCAATTAGGTGGCGTGCGTGGTGCTAAGGTACTCGACAAAGAAAAAGAAGCAGAAATACTAGCAAAAATCAAAGCATTGAAGGGTTAATCTAATGCGAGGGTATCAAATAAAACTAGAAACTGACGCAGACATTCTTGAGCTATTACAACTTTTTAAAGAACTTGAAATCAGAAAGCTAGAAGTGGTGGAAATAGATGGCTAAAGCAACACTTGGCATAGGAATGATTATCGCCTTCATTGCGTTCGTGATACTACTTATAGGCTTTATGTTCTATGGAATGGTAAAACTAAAAACACTTAACGACTGCTTGACAACACCTGTTACTGAATTGAGTGAGCAGTGTAGGAACTTAATATATAAAGGAGATATGTAATGGCAAAAGATACAAATACTGGCAACTATAACTCTGGTGACTATAACTCTGGTTACTGTAACTCTGGTGACTATAACTCTGGTTACTGTAACTCTGGTGACTATAACTCTGGTGACTGTAACTCTGGTGACTATAACTCTGGCAACTATAACTCTGGCAACTATAACTCTGGTTATTATAACTCTGGTAACTGGAACTCTGGTGATCGTAACTCTGGTGATTATAACTCTGGCAACTATAACTCTGGTAACTGTAACTCTGGTAACTATAACTCTGGTAACTGGAACTCTGGTGACTATAACTCTGGTAACTATAACTCTGGTGCATTCAATCGTGATTGCCCTAAAATGCGACTGTTTGAAAAAGAACTAGATATGACAGTAGAGGAGTTTTACGACAAATATAATATCTATATGGACTTATCACTCAATACTTGGGTTGATAGTAAAGATATGACAGACAAGGAAAAGTCCGAAGTAAGTGGCTGGAAAGATATGGGCGGATATTTAAAAACTTTGGATTACAAAGAAGCCTGTAAAAAGTGGTGGAGTGATAATCCAGACGACCACGAACGGTTTTTAACATTACCAGGCTTTGACGCTGAGATATTTAAAGACATTACAGGTATAGAAGTAGAAAAAGAAACTACAGGCATAAATGTAGACGAAATAACTATTAACGGTAAGAAATACCGAGCAATATAGAGAGTTGATGTATGAATAAGATAGATAAAGAGCTATACAAGATAGTCAACGACATTGTAGCACTAGGTACAGACCATAGTAATAACCCACCTGCTGCTCAGAACGAAGCCGAAGCCATAGTCCAAATCAAAACTGTAATACTAGAAGCGTTAAAAGCAGAAATGCCTAAACGCAAAAAGTCAGTTGAAAATATGGGTAACGAAATGGGCGGAAGTTTTATAGGTGATGATTATAATGAGCTATATCGAGCTGAAGATTTTGGTTACAACCAAGCCATATATGACTGCCTTGAAGTAATAAATAAACTATTAGGAGATAGTAATGCGGAATGACGAACAGATAATTGAAGCATATAAACAAATAATAAAGGCTCAAAGCGAAACAATAGATAGTTTAACTAAAGTTATAGATGAGCTTACTAAAGGAAAAACCACTATAACAACGAAGCCATATTATTTTACCAGTGCCAATCAAATGTATTCCGAGAAAGGAAAGAGTAATGAGTAAGACAGCTAGTAGTGGTAGCGGATTAGATATAGGAGATTACAAAAAAAAGCTGGAACGCTATGTATGAAAGAGATTTAACAAAGTCGGAGATTATAGCCCAAATAGAACGAGAAGCTAGGATAGATGAGCTGGAGTGCTTTAAGTACCAGCACAAAAGATGTAATGACTGGCAGAATTGCCTTGAAGCCAGAATTAAAGAATTAGAGAAGAAATGATATGAGTAAGTATTCTTATGCAAAGGATACCAGAACAGACAGCAAGTACAAATCAGACTTCTACAATGGAACACATAATGAGAAGCTGGCAATTGAACAGTTTCTAATTGACCTACACTTAAAAGGTAGACCGTTATACCAATACAAAAAGAACCTAGATAAAGAATTCCAAACAGAAAATGGTAACTGGGACTATAAACCAGATTACATAATTTATACCGAGCGTGAAGTACCGATTGAAGTTAAAGTTCAGATGACTAACTTAAAAGACACAATCGATTTGAAATGCTATCAGACATACAACTTAAAAAACAATAGAGGGTTCTTTTTGTATTGCTTAGACACTCATTACGCTATAATAAAGCCAGATAAAGTAATGCAATATGAAGCTGTAATTTCAGAACGCTTTAATGGTAAAAAGATATTTCAGGTCAATACAAAAGACATACAATGGATAGCGTGGTTACATAAACCAAACTTTAAAAAATATGAAAATAGACTTAGCAGATAAATACTTCTCACTCTACATTCGCACTAGGGATAAATGGACTTGCCAGAGGTGTAATAAGAAATACACTCCGCCAACCAACGCATTACATTGTTCCCACTTTCAAGGTAGAGCTAAAGAGAACACTAGATTTAATCCAGATAATGCGGCGGCGTTATGTTATGGTTGTCACCAATACTTTACAAGTCAACCGGCTGAACATTATCAATGGCAAGTAAATCGACTTGGACAGGATAAAGTCAATCAGTTAGTAGTAGCTTCAAACACCTATGTAAAAAAAGACCGCAAGCTTCAAGCGATGTTATGGAAACAAGAATATGAAAAACTTCGATGACGACTTTTTAGAATTTATAAACGGACTCCCACCACTATTTATTATGGAGTTATATCTTGCTTGGAAAATGGACATTGATTTAAACACAAGTATTCGCATGATAGATATAGACTCGATATATAAGAAGAACCCGAAGCCAATAACTGACGCTGAAATAAAACACTTTTACAGGGGCATAAAAAGTGGTAAGATAAGCCTAAGAGATATAATTTAGTTATGGACAAAAAAACTAGACATACAACAGAATATTTAATGAGAGCAGGTTTTCTAGTTTCACCTGCTCTCTTTTTGTGAGGGAACATGAAACCTAGAATACTAGCCAGAGATAGTCTTGGTAGAGCTTTAAGATTTTACGATACAGTAAGTGTTAGGTGTGAGTGTGGAGTTAATTTTATGTCAAGTAAGAATAAAACTTCTGATGGTAGAGGTAAATATTGTTCTAAAAAATGTATGTACAAATACAGAATATTACCAACTAACAACCACCACCACACATGGAAGGGCGACGATGTTAGCTATAGTGCGTTACACGCTTGGGTAAGACGCAAACTAGGAAAGCCAAGTTTATGTGATGAATGTAAAACAAGAGATTCAAAGCAATTTGAATGGGCTAACATATCTGGAGAATATAAAAGAAATCTATCAGATTGGAAGCGTCTTTGCTCTAAGTGCCATAGAAATTTTGATAATATAGCATTAAAAGGTTGGGTAACAAGAAAGGCGGTTAAAAATGATTAAAACAGCTTTGATAGGAAACGGTTATTTAGGTCAAGCATACGCAAAAGTATTTGAGAATGCAGTTATATACGATGAACCAAAAGGACTTGGAACACGCGAAGCAGTAAACGCTTGCGACATTGCGATCGTTGCAGTACCGACAGACTTATCTGAAGCTGGCGAATTAGATATGAGCATTGTTGAGAGTGTAGTTGATTGGTTAGAAACACCAACCATTCTTATTAAAAGCGCATTACAACCCGGAACTGTTGACCGTCTTGTAGAAAAAACAGGCAAGAACATCGCAGTAAGTGTTGAGTTTATTGGCGAAGGTAAATATCACCAACCACCACACAAGTACCCAGACCCACACAATCCAAAGACACACCAACTTTTAATTGTAGGTGGTAAAGAGCCGGCTCGCAGTATCGCTGCCGAAGTATTATGGCAACAGATGTCACCAGATATTCGCATTCACCTTGTTACCGCACTCGAAGCCGAGATTACTAAAATGGCAGAAAACACCTACGGTGCTATGAAAGTAACTTGGTCAAATGTACTAAGAGATATATGCGACGAGTATGGCGCTAATTTCATTAGAGTACATCAAGCATGGTCAGAAGATGGTCGAGTAGACCCCATGCACACAAAATCACTTTCATTTAATCGTGGCTGGAACTCAAAGTGTTACAACAAAGATGTTAGGGCATTCGCTAAGATATCAAAATCAAAACTATTAGAAGGGTTAATATTAGACAACGAACGCCATTTAGATATGAATGACGAACAGGACCTAGTGGGAAAGCGATGATTTTATTGAGCAGTTGGGACGACGGTGCAAACCACGATATTCGACTTGCTGAACTATTGAAAAAGTATAATATACCGGCAACATTCTATATACCGTACGACTGGCAAAACTATTGCAGAATGAAAGGCTGGGTTCCTTGTACAGAAGAAGAAATGCAGTACATCGCCGATAACTTTGAAATAGGTTCACACACCATAACCCACCCACTACTCACACAGATAGATATTAAGCGAGCTGAAAAAGAAATTGTCGGTAGTAAAAAGTTGCTCGAAGATAAATTCGGCAAACCAGTTACGAAGTTTTGCTATCCAAGAGGATATGCAGATAGAGCGATACGCGATATTGTACGCGAACACTACGAAGAAGCTCGCAATACATTAGTCGGCTCACTAGAACCGCCAGAAGATAAAGCATGGACTCCAACAACTGTTCATGTAGCCTGTCAACGCAAAGAGTATTTAGGCGACCATTGGCTGGATTTTGCACTTGCTAAGTTAAAGACTGCACGCAAACGCAAGAATGCAATCTACCACATATGGGGACATAGTCATGAGATATCTAAAAACGATGGCTGGAAAGCACTTGAATATTTATTTAGCGAGGTATCGCAATGAAGATTGCACTCCCAGAATACGATACATCAGCTATTGGCGGTGGCTGGAGTTTTATTAGTAACTTTATAAAGTCTATGGGCGATACGATAATCACCTACGAAAACGCTGATATATTCTTCATACCAAGTGCTTCAATGGTTTCACGCGAAACAGTACAAAAAGCCAAAGACGACAACAAGAAAATTGTTCTGCGTTGTGATAACATTATAAGAAACTCCCGCAATCGCAATACAGGAATGACCAGAATGAAAGATTTTTCTGACTGGTCGGACTTGGTTATTTTTCAATCTAATTTTGCAATGGAACTGTTGCAACCGTTTCTAAGAGCAGACAATTATGAAGTTATTCATAACTCGGTAGATGAGAATATATTCAACAGCAAAGGTAGAGAAGAAGGCAATCGCTATCTGTATGGAACACATTCCACCGACTCAACAAAGAACTGGGAAATGGCACGCATAAAGTTTCAAGATATACACAACGAAGAAAAAGCTTTCTTGAATTTATTTGGTAGGCTTCCGGTTGGTGAAGAACACAACTTTGATTTTTATAATGGCGAGCAGTACAAGTATTATGGGTATATTCAAGACCCGAATGTAATGGCAAATATATACCGGCAGTCTGATTACTTTTTGTATTCGTACTTTAATGACGCCTGTTCTAATACGCTCATTGAAGCAATTGTGTGTGGCTGTAAACCTGTTGATTGTTTCGGAATGATACAAACTGGCGGTGCTGTTGAATTAATATGGAGAGAGCCAGAATACTTTAAGCTAGAACGCATGGCAACTGATTATATAAATGCAATGAAAGGATTATAATGGGAAGTTACTATAAGCAACAATTAAATGATTGGGTATCAACACTCGATGTAAAAGCAAATATTCTATTTGATATCGGTGGCGCACAAAACCCACTCAAAGGCAGAACGCGCTCATGGGAAGTGGAAGATTATAAGATTGTAGACCTTGCTACACCGCATGTTACTTTGCAAGCCCAAGACTTAAAACAAGATTTTAATAAGCACTTAGATACTGCTGAATTTCAGGGCTATCTAGGCATGGTAGATAGTATTTATTGTCTAGGAGTGTTTGATTATGTAATCAATCCAAACATCGCACTTAACAATATATATAAGCTTCTAACAAAAGGCGGTCGAGCATGGGTAGAGTTTCCATTCGTATATCCGCGCCACAATCCAAAAGAGTTAGACGGACTTCGGTTTACTGAATCATCTATTGAGAATCTAGCCAAGCAAGAAAAACTTACCTGCGTTGACAGGTGGTATCGCAGACCAAAACCAGACAATCCATATCTGTTGAACTTCTACTCTTACGACGGAATGCGAGCCGCTGACGGAGTAGACCATAATATAACCGGCTTTATATTTGAATTTGAAAAATGAAAGCATATATAACATCAATTGGCGAACCAACTACCGAACTCTGTAAGTGGAGTCTAGAACGGTTTGATTTTGATGTTGAAGTTGTAAAGGGTGACGACTCACTCGCAATGAAGCTAGAATATATCTATAACGAAGCTGATGACGATCTTATACGCATTGACGCTGATGTAATCGTAAACAAGAATATAACAAGCTTAATTCAATACAATGTAGATTGGTGGGTATATGGTAAGACCTTTGGCATGTATAGTTTTGATGTAATAAATGGCGGTGTAAGTTTTATTCGTGAGCCGGCTATAAAACATCTAAGAGATAATATCAAAAGCCGGTTAGAAGCCGAACGACCTGAAACCGAGATGTGGCGATTGCCAGAGTTTCATAATCCAAGACGATGTGTATATCACCACCTGATATGTGGCATACATGGCTTCGGACAAAAAGATTTAGAACGAGTAAAAGCAACTAAAGAACGCAGGGGTCAATTAGATAATTATGATTTTGAACTTGCCGAGAGGTTACAGGAGTTTTACAAATGAGCTGGAAACTACCAATTACAAGTGAATATGTAAAAGAACAAATGAAGCATGAATCAACAAGGGAGTATGCTTCAGACATATACCATATCGTTAAGGGATACAAATATACAAATGCACTAGAAATTGGCGCAGCGTGGGGTATATCCGCACTCGCAATCTTACACGCACAACCTTCTGGGTTGTTAATGTCAGTCGATAGTAGTACACGCATACGCGCACCAGAAGAAGTAAAAAACGCCGGACTTCAAGACAGATACAGTTACTCAATAGAACGCTCTGACGAATTCTGGGACCGCAACAAACAAACCTACGACCTAATTTATATAGACGGTTCACACCTATACAAAGATGTGAAAAATGACTTATACAAGGCATGGGATTGCTTGGAGTCACGCGGACTATTATTACTTGATGATTACACGCATAAATATAATGTTGAACAAGATTATGGAGTGTCACTTGCGGTCTGTGAATTCTTATACGATAAGAAAATAAAGCGTATTTTACCAACTAAGCATGTATTGGCGATACCGAAATGATTTCTATATTCACCACCGTTAAAGATGCCGAGAAGCGAGGCGACAATATTTACGACGCTATCGCTTGTTATGACGATTTAGCTGATGAAGTAATAGTTGTTGATGGGAAAAAGACATGGCCACAAGAGTTTGACTGGAAAATTATTGGTGAACACTTTCAATACGGATACGAGCAAGCACAAGGTGACTGGGTTATTCATGCTGATTTAGACTTTATATTCCATGAAAACAACTTTGACGAAATACGACAAGCTTGCATGGCAAATAACGACCAACCGGCGCTTTCATTTTGGAAGTATCAATTCATCTTACCTGACAGATATAACATTAAAAGTAGGCTCGTTATTGCAGTTAATAAAGGTAAGTTCGGTGACAGAATACGCTTCGATAGCGGTGGGGATTTATGTCAACCAAGCTTAGACGGAAAGTATATCTCGCCTAATGATGTACCAGAAGCTCGCGTACCGTTTTACAACTACGAGAAGATGACCAAAAACCAAGCACAAGTTGCTGACGATGTTGGACGAATGGAGAGGGCATATAAGCGGTTCTTTGGTAAGAGCCAATACGGAAGCGATGGGAGTGATAAAAGCGCGTTAGAGCTATGGATACAGGCGCAACAAGGCAAGTTTAGTAAGCCACAGAAACACATACCACTCAAAGAACACCCGAAGTATGTGCAAGAAACAATTTTCACTTTGAAACCAGACCAATGGGGTTATAATGGATTTAATAAACTAGAAAGGAACGATTATGCTCAAGGTAGTAGCAGTATCGGATAAACTAAATACTGCAATTGACAGATTATGTAGGGGTGTTGCGAAGTATCACGATAATATTGAATATGTGGTTTGCGATGTTCACCCGAAGAAGCCAGATGATGACCAACTATCACGCTTTGTAAGGGAAGCCGAGAACGCAGATATTATTGATTATCAGTATTTTAGAACCGCAGATATGTTAAGAGAACGGTTTGAGTGGTTAAAAGACAAGCCGAGTATATTAACCCACAACAACCCATATTCGATACATGAACGCGATTGGAATGATTATCAGATAGTAGTAGCGAATAATTTAACTATGCAAGCGGACTTATCCACAATCACCACTTCAAAGCTTGAGTATATACCGCTAACAGTTGACACGGATTATTGGACTTTTAATCGAGAGTGGAAGCCAGAACGACAAGTCATTATGGTAGCCAATCGGATTGAAAGCAAAAAAGGCATTCTACCAGTAGCAATAGCCTGTGCTGAACTAAAAATGAAGTTTGTTTTGGTGGGTGCTATAAGCGATGTAAATTATTTCAACGATATACAAGCGACTGGCAATGTAGAATTTCACCAAGAAATAACCGACGAACAACTAAAAAAACTGTACGCAAAAAGCATGCTTCATGTCTGTAACAGCAAGGATAACTTCGAAAGTGGCACGCTTCCTATCCTAGAAAGCATGCTATCCGGTGTGCCGGTATTAACTCGCAAGGTTGGTCATGTACCAGACTTATATAATGGCGAGAACATGTTCTTATACGAAGGCGATAACGAAGATGTCGTTAAGATTACCAAGCGTATCAAAGAAGTATTAGACGGTGACTTAAAGACTGTCAGAGATAAGGCATGGAACACCGCCAAAGGCAGAAGTTTTGAACGCCGAGCCTATGGATACCAAAAGTTATACAGAAGCTTAGTAAGCGATGAGAAACCTGTTTCAGTTATTATGCCAATTTACGACAAGCCAGAGATTACAAAAGAAACAATCGAAGCTATTAAGAGCCAGACTTACAAGAATCTAGAGCTGATTGTATGTAATGATAACCCAGATGACGAGCAAAACAACACGCTAATAGACGAACTCAAGAAAAATACGAAGTTAATGGTTCGCTATATTAACAAGCCAAGCGAAGGGTATGGGATTGCCAAGCAACGCAATCTAGGAATTATAGAAGCAACAGGCGAAATAATTGTTTTTTGCGACCAACGAATAAGAATGGACGACAAAGCAGTTGAATTGTTAGTCAAAAACTTAGCACCGAGAGTATGGGTGTACGGTAATAAAGGCGTAAAAAAGGAGTTTGTAGAGAATTTTAGTGCCATATATCGAGATGACATTATAAAACTCGGTGGATTTAACGAACGCATTGACTTATACGGTGGACAATCTCAAGAGATACGCAGTCGAGCTAAATATAACGGTTATAAGACAGAGTTTATCGCTGACGCACGCGCTGAACAGCTAGGACATTCAAAGAATAAATATGCTAAACGCGATGAAATCATAAAATCTAAGAACACGCTTTGGAAGATGGGATTAGAACTCTAATGGAAATACTAGTCAAAGGATTACTTTTTATTGTAGATACAGAGGACTACGAAAACCTATTTAAAGACAAATGGTATGTTAAAAAAAGTGGTAACAACTATTACCTTTTTAGAACCTATAATAAAAAAACAATATACCTACACAGAGAAATAATAAAAGCTAAGGAAGGTGAAGTAGTTGACCATGCAAATGGTAACTCTCAAGATAATAGAAAATCCAACTTACGAATATGCACCATGTCACAGAACATAGCCAATAGTAGACTAAGGAAAGGTAATACAAGTGGTTTTAAGGGTGTTGGATTTGATAGGTCTAGAGGAAAGTGGCGCGCACAGATAATGGTTAATTATAAGAACCACTTTCTTGGCAGGTATAATGATATTGAAGAAGCTAAGTGTGTATATAAGAAAGCAGCAAATCACTACTTTGGAGAATATACAAATGTCTAAAAAAATAAATGTTTTTGGCGTAGTTAATCATGTCGGCAATCAGCATGAGATGTTGAAACTGACAAAAAAACAACCGATTAAATTTCATTACTTAGAAAACAATGTTCGTCGCTGGAGTCGCTGGAGTGCTAGACCAGAACCAACTACGCTGTATAGCGAAGATGAATTCGAATGGGTACAATACTACGAGCCGGGCAAGTACGACCTTGCAATCCTACATGTAGACCAACAGCATGTAGACCCGAAAATAGGTAAAGGCAAACTATACAGGGCAATGAATGAAGTTATTCAAGACATTCCAAAGATTGTAATCAATCATGGAACGCCAATGTGGGACGAAGTTTATACCGAAGACCTAGTTATAAACGGTGGTGTTACTCACGACAGCAACGGAAAACCAAGCTTTTTAGATGGTATGAAGAACTTGATAGGCGATAACTTTATGATTGTAAATAGTTACGATTCTGTAAAGCGGTGGGGGTGGGGCTATCCGCTTATTCATGGAATGGACCCAGACGAATGGTTTGACCTGCCAAAAGAACCGCGCGTTGCTATAAGCTTATCTCCGGGTGGATTAGATAAATACTACAACCGTCAACTTCTTTCATACATTAAGTCGCAAGTAAAAGAATCGCTAGGGCACGACCTAACCCATATAACTGTTAATTTTGAAGCCAAAGACTGGTACGAATATAGGGAGTTTCTAGGCTCAACACTTTTATATATCAATCCGACCTTTGACTCACCAATGCCACGCAGTAGAACGGAAGCTATGTTGTCTGGCTGTTGCGTATTAACAAGCAAGTATCACAACGCCGATGAGTTTATTGAACAAGGCAAGAATGGTTTTATCGTACCGGATAACCCATTATCTTACGCAGAAGTGCTAAACCAACTTATGAACTTTAACTATCGAGAGGCAATTGAAATTGGTCAGGAAGCTAAGAAAACCGCACAGAAGATATTTCATATAGACAGATACCACGAAGATTTATGGTGGATAATTAACCAAGTATTAGAAGGCAAGAAGCCTATTTGGAACGGAGAAAAACGATGGTAAGATTTATGACCTTTGAGATGTTTCACGGTAAAGGAAATATCGGCTCAACAAATCTAAGAGTTCACCAACTTATTAAATACTGGAATGAAGCAGACATATACAAGTACGGTGAAAAAGCTGATGTACTTATATTTCAAAAAGTATATTGGACACCTGACTACCACTTTCCGATTACTTATAAAGGTGGATTAAAGATACTGGATATCTGCGACCCCGACTGGCTCGACTCGGTATATGTTAAGCGTACGATTGACGGAATGGACGCAGTTGTATGTCCGAGTGAGTACATGGCGGAGTTTTTAAGACAACTAACCGATAAGCCAGTCAAAGTAATACCAGATAGATTTGATCTTGAACAGGTACCGAAGCCAAAAACACACGAAGGTAAGATAAAAACCGCGGTATGGTTTGGTTATTCGCACAATTCGGAAGTGTTAGAAGGAGTTGTTAAAGCACTTGAAGAACGCAACATCTCACTATTAGTTATAAGTGATGATGACCCGATACCATATAGGTGGGCTAATGATGTAGAAACCTACAAGAAGAAGTGCAAGTTTATAAAATACAAAGAAGAAACCTTTTATGAAAGTATGCACAAAGCAGATATATGCCTGATACCGAAAGGCAACCGACCAAAGGATAAATATAAGAGCAACAATAGAACCGTAAAGTCATGGCTTGCTGGGCTTCCGGTGGTTACAAACCTCGAAGAACTAGAAACAATGCAGGATAGCCAAAAGCGGAATAAAGTAGTACAATCTAATTATAAAAAAGCAATAGCTGAATACGATGTTAAATTATCAATTCAAGAATATAAGGAACTTATAGATGGAATTCATAGCAGAGATTAAGAAAACCAATCAGAGTAAGCGAAATCTTGATAATATATATCAGATAGTATTCGAAACAGACAATCCGCTTATTATGGACTTAGGCAAGTTACCAAGTGACAAGACAGTAAGAGTAGAGGTAACTATAAATGACTGAAGCACAGCAAAGACGAGCATTAAAGAAGCAAGCAGTCATTGATTATATGAAGTTACTGCCAGTTAAGAAATACGCTTGTGCTAATGCTGGAATAAGTGATGAAACATTATCAAATTGGCTAAAAGAAGATAAAGAGTTTTTGGAACGATTTAAGGAAGCAGAAGCCAAATTCTTTCATAATAAGGCTACTAAGGCAAAACCAGAGTTTTTACTTGAGAGATTAGACAAAGAAACCTTTGGTCAGAAACAAGAAATAAATGTAAGTTTAGATTTTAGAGATAAAGTAATACAAAAATATAGTGCGACGGAGGGAAAGATAGATGAAGTTCCAAGACCTGAAGAGATTGAGAACCGACCACCTGAAAGCAGTTCATGATATAACACTCTACCCGTATCAGGAAGTTATATCAGATAGAATACTTGCCGCACTTATTCATAACTTAAATATTACTCGCAATTCTACACCGGAAGATGTTGAACAACTAGAACAACAAGAGCTTGCTTTTGAAATATCCCGACAGGCCGGTAAAACATTTTGTGTTGGTCTGACAGTCGAATTCATTATGACTTGGGTTGCATACCAGTACAAAAGACCAGTAAGAGTGGGAGTATTCGCACCACAGATAGACCAAGCCAGACTTAGTTATGAGATTACGCGTCGAGCTTTACGACCAATTAAGGGATTGATTGAAGTTAATGCTGAAGAACAACAAGTGGTACGAGAAGAAGAAAACAGCAAGAAGCTGGTACTGCCAGACGGTTCATCTTGCCTTGTTGCACCGATTAACACCGTATCTAAGATTGAAGGATTGACGCTTGATTTAATTATTGTAGATGAAGCACAACTCGCTAATGACGAAGTATTAACCCACAGTATATTTCCAATGGGTAAGACTACGAATGCACCGCGTGTATTCATTGGCAAGGCAGGAACGCAGAAGTGTCGCTTTTATGATTTATCTAAAACGAACAAAACTTATAAGGCGTATTTTGAGAAGGTAGCTGAAGAACGCCGAAAGACTTACGAGATAACTGGTGACGCTCGACATTTAATTTACGAGCAATCAGTTAAAAAGGACATAGAGAAACTTGGGCTTGAAGAAGATGAGATACAACGCGAGTACTTTGGTAAGTGGCAAATCGGTACAGGTCAGTTCACTACTATGGAAGAGTTAGAAAGAATTACCGAAGACAGACAACTAACACATTCAGACAAACACAATGAATGTTACGCCGGAATAGATACCGCCAAACACCCAGACAGCACCGTAGTGACGATTATTCGTTATAATCCTAAGACAGAACGCAAAGAGCTTATAAACTGGCTAGAGCTACGCGGAGAGAACTATAAGAACCAGTTTGAAATCATTAAGGACTTTCTAATGCGATATAAAGTAATGGCGGTCGCAATTGATAGCACCGGTCAAGGACAGTTCATGCCGGATTGGTTTAAGGAAGATGATGATATGGAATGGGCTGATGAACATAGCGGTTTGTATGAGATAAAATTCAGTCAGGGAAGCAAGGACGCCATGTATCGAAACCTTAAAGTGAGCATTAAGGACTTCTTGACGAGCTTACCAAATGCAAGTACAAAAGTAAGTGAGAGGTTTTTAGAGCAAATGCTTGACCTCCAACAACAATATAAAGGTCAATACTTATCCGTATCGCACCCAGACGACCCGAAAGCACATGACGATTTTTGCGATTCATGGGCGCTCGCCGAGTGGGCTTATGCAAAATGGAACGAGTCAAACGACGCTTCTATATCTGTTGTCAACATAACTGAAAAAGAAAGGAAGCCAGTCAAGAATGATGAAGGTATCATTACTGATTACTGGCCGGACTTAGAATGAAATTCAGACTTCCGTTATTAGGTGAAGTATCAATAGGCAAGCAAGAAGTACCAAAGAAAGAAAAGAGTTTTCTGTTAGGTACTTTTATGGATTTAGGTGGAAAGAAATTATCCAACGAAAAAACCATATCATCTAAACTTGTTGAGAGTTTTTATGAATGGGTATATATCAATGTAACGACATTATCCGAAGAGATTAGTAAGTTCGAGCCTGAACTACACAAAGCGGTACTGCGACAGGGTAATATAGTCTATGAGCCAGTCCCAGACCACCCACTCTTAGACCTGCTTGACCAATTTAATACAACCACCACACGGAGTGACGGATTTTATTTAACCGGTGCTTACTTAGAACTATGCGGTGAAGCCTTTTGGTTCTTAGAAGGTGGTGCTGGTAACAAGATACCGACAGCAATTTATTTACTACAACCAGATAAAGTGAAGCTAGATATAAACGCTGACGGTACGATAGCCGGTTATGAATTCTCAACAGTTATAGACGGTAAAGAACGAAGTGTTACTTATGAGCCAGAAGAAATCCTACATATTAAAGTTCCGAATCCAAAGAACCAGTTTAGAGGGCATTCTGTTATTGAAGGGGTTGCTGAATCAATTGATATTGATACGCAAGCACTTATAACCACACGCAAGTTTTACGAAAATGGTATGATGGCGAACTTTATGCTATCAACCGACCAAAAGCTTACAACCGACCAACTAAAGAAACTGCGAGCTGAACTTAGAAGTTCATATCAAGGTGTGAATAACGCATTCAAAGTGCCAATCTTAGGCGGTGGGCTAGAAGCCAAACAATTGAGTATGAGTTCAAAAGACGCTGAACAAATCAAAACCCAGATGTGGCTTAGAGATAAAATCATGGCAGCTTTTAAGAATACAAAAGCAAGTCTAGGTATTGTCGAAGATGTTAATAGAGCGAACGCTGAAGCAACCTTAGACTTCTGGCGACAATCGGTAATACTGCCGAAAATGCAACGCATAGCTAACGCCATAAATGAATTTCTGACACCTCGCTATGGCGAAAACTTAGTGCTTGGTGTGTGTGACCCTGCCGGTGAAGATGAAGATTACAACATCAATAAAGCAAAGACTTTAAAGAGCGCTGGTATTATAACTCGTAACGAAGCCAGACAGCTTATCGGTTATGAAGAAGTAGAGGGTGGCGACGACTTTGGTGACAAACCAGTTGAAGTACCTAAGGCAATTAAGAATGTAGATTATAAGTCTGTTCTTAGAAAATCAGGCATATACAAGAAACAAGAAGTGTATAACAAAGAAATATTACCGGAAGCACGCAAGCTTGTAATGGCTAAGAAGAAAAAGCATGTACATGAAGAAAAACCAAAAGGTTTCATGGAAGTAGATAATTCACTTGCAGAGAAAGCCAACGATTACGGTATAACACAAGTCGAAGTAGTAGAGAGCCAAGTAAAGCAATTCGATAACGCCATATCGCAATACATAGACCGTTTACAAAAGCGAGTAGAAGCAAAGGTTGCTGAACTATATCCAAAGAAACAATTTGAAGATGAGCTATTTAACGAAGAACAAGAGATTAGAGAACTAGAAGCGCTGGTTCTACCTATTCTTGCGACAGTCGCTATAACTGCCGGCAACAATGCTAATAAGCTAATAAACTCAAGCAAACCATTCTTAATGGACAAGAAGCTAGAGGATATCGTGAAACGCCAAATAGATAAGTTTGGTAAATCAATGCTCAAGACAGACGCAGATAAGCTTGCACAGATTATTGCTGACGGATTTAAGCAAGGTCATGGCGTTGCTAAGGTAACCCAGAGCATACGCGATGAATTCCCACAGTTTGCTAAGGTACAAGCACAACGCATTAGCAGAAGCGAACTTTTAAGAACATCAAACACAATGGCAGTTGAAGCATGGAAGCAATCAGGCGTTGTCGCTGCAAAACAATGGCTAACGGTATCCGACCCATGTCCATATTGCGAACCAATGAACGGTAAGATTATTGGGCTAGATGACCGCTATTTCAAAAAGGGAACTGAATACTTTGGAAACTCGGATACTCCGATCAAGCTGGATTATGGAAGTGTTAAACAACCACCACTCCATGTGAATTGTAAGTGTCAGACTTTGCCGGTACTTATACCAAATAAAGCAGTTGAAGCCGATAAGATAAAGAAGCAACTTGAAGAAGAACGCAAGTATGCAAAAGAACTAGAGAAGATAATTGAAGGAGAAATCTAGTGAAACGCCAAGAGAAGCTAGACCTATATAAGAAAAACTTAAAAAAAGAGCCTGCTAGCGTTGAGTTTGTGCAATCAACTGAAGTATATAAGCGACTTGAATCAGTTAATGAGAAGTTTGTTGAAGCCAACGAAGTAAACAAAGAGTTCTTACAAGAAGTCAGCAAGATTGTATCTGAAGCACTAAACGAGATAGCAAAGGGCATAAAGATAACAAACGCTGATGAAATAAAGTTAGAACCACACTTTCAGAATGAATTCACTATACCTGAAATAAAAGCACCAAAGGTAAATGTAGAAGTACCGTCGCCGACAGTTATTAAGCAGACAGATATATTCGAGATATACAAGCCGGCTGATATTGTCGAGGACGGTTCTACAAAGTATTACGGATATATAGCCAAAGACGGCAAATGGTTTATTATGCGAGAATCAAACACCAAAAACACCACTAGATATCGGTATGCTTCAGGTAACAAGGGCTTTAAGAGCGCATTTACCGACAGAGCCAAGCAAGAATATAAGTATTATGATGAAGTTGTATTATGATAAACCCATTCACAGGCTTACCAAGAGTAGAAAAAAAGCTTACCAGCGACGATAAAGAACTTTTATTAAGAGATGATAAGTGGTTATTCGATTTATCAAGTAAACTAAATATTGTTGGTCATGGCGGTGGCGGCGCTGGTGGCGGTGCAGTAGATAGCGTTAATGGACAGACTGGCGTTGTTGTTTTAGATAGCGATGATGTTACGCAAGGCGCTACTAACCTATACAGCCAATGGGAAGTAAATACCTATACAAATGATTTTGTACAGCCTAGAACAACTACTCAAGGTTTAGTAGTTGGTAACGATTTACATAGCTCGGTATCGACTGCTTTTAATGCCGTAAACTCGGTATTTAATGGCGATCCACTAGCTCAAAACGGTGGGATTAACTATTTTGTAAATCTAGCCTACGGTACTGGTTTTAGTGGGTTTGGTGGTTTGTTTGTTGGTGGTCGGGCAAACGGCTCACCTGGTACACCTACACAAACACTCGATAGTAACTGGACTGCTGGTTATACTTCAGCAGCGTTTACAGATACAAATGCTTGGGAAATAAGCGGTGCTAATCATATTTTGCCAGGACTTTTCTTTATGGCGGCAGGCAATGTAACAACAGGCTCATACACGCCAGATATATATATTGGTGGACTTGTTACTCGTATGATTACACTAGAAACCGATACCAATGCAATTAAGTTCAATGAAGCACAGCTTGATAGTGATATTACTTTCTATAACGATACTGGTACGACCATGACAATGGACGGTGCTACAGGACTTATAACAGTTGGTAACTCTATATCATTTTCGAATGGACAAGGTATTGATTGGGCTGGTACTAATAACGATGTGTACGCTAATACTGGTACTGGGATAGTAACTGTTCGAGGTGTAAATGGTGTAAATGCTAGAGTAGGCTCGACAGATGTTATTGCAGCTACATCTGCTGGTGCGGATATAACTGGTGTACTTGGTATATCTGATGGCTCGGCTGCCGCTCCATCGTTGGCTTTTACTTCTGACCCAGATACAGGCATACATAGAGTTGGTGCTAACCAGATGAGCTTTGATACTAACGGTTTAGCTCGGGTACAGATTAGTGCAACTTCTACGGTAGTTAATCCTGCAAATCTCGCAACTGGCGATTTTCAGGTACATGGTGATACGGTTAATAACATAATATTTACTGATGCTAGTGCTGATGCGTTAGGGTTCTTTAACGCCACACCAGTAGCTCAATCGACAGGCTGGAGTGTTACCAATGAAACGACAGATAAAAGTTTTGACGCTAATGCAACAAGTATTGACGAGTTAGCAGATGTACTCGGAACTTTGATAGAAACATTAAAATCTTATGGGATATTAGGAGCATAAAATGAGTGGACACCTTGGACAAATACCAAGCAATGAAGCGATATGGCAAGACGAATTGGGTATTGGCGAGTACACAAATGGTATGGCAGGTAGTAACACAACTGCGGTAGTAGCTAACGGTGTAATGCGGTTATATCCATTCTTTATTTATAAGGATATGACGATTGATTATATCGGTTGTGAAATTGTCATTACTCCCGGTGGTGCTGGTTCAGTTACTCGGTTAGGAATATATGATAATGTAGACGCTAAACCAACTAATCTTATTTTAGACGCTGGTACGGTAGATACTACTACTACAGGAGTAAAATCTATTGCGATTAGCCAAGCCTTAACTGCTGGTATTTACTGGATGACTGCTGTATCTCAGGGGGCATCTACACCAGCCCCAACATATCGAGTTATAACCATCAATACTGGACAGAAGCGTAGTAACACAGCTACGGCCAATATGACTAGGTGGAGCTTTCAAGAGAATGGCGTAACAGGGGCTTTGCCTAGTACCACGAGTGCGACTATCAATATTGGCCAAGCCCCAATAGTAGTAATTAGACGAAGTGCATAAGAAAGGAATAATATGAACGAGCAACAACAAGAACAGATAGTACAAAAGATAATGAGCGAGATAGTACGCTTGCAAAATAAGTTAGTAGAAGGTGGATATTCTAATAAAAAACCAACTGCTGAAACTAAAACCGAAGTTATAAATGATAAGTTGGTTTATACTGACGAATTAAAAATCGGCAATACAGTACTAGCTAGTGCAACACGAATTGACCCACGACCATTAGAGGAGATCAAGCTTGCTATGCAAGAAGAAAAAACCAAAGTACAAGCTCAAGCTAATGAATTAGTGGCTAAAGTTGACGAAGTAATAGCGGTGGTTGAACCGAAAGTTAAGAAATAGACTTCTTGACGAATTCTATAATTGTATTCTACAAGTAGTATATAAAGGATTTATTATGCAAGAAACATTTCATGTAAAAGCGAACATTGAGAAGAAGGGCGAGGAGTTTTTAGCTATCGCTTCAACAGCAGCAGTAGACCGACAAGGTGAGATTGTAGAAGTGTCTGGTTGGGACTTAAAAGACTTTAAGAAAAACCCAGTATTACAATGGGCGCATGACCATTCTGTTTTACCTGTAGGCAAAGCTGAAAAAATATGGATAGAAGGCGAAGGCAAGAACGCCAAGTTAATGTTCAAACCTGTATTCCAAGAAGTAACTGAATTTGGTCGAGCTGTTAAACAACTTGTACAAGAAGGTTTTTTGAACGCTTTTAGTGTGGGCTTTATTCCATTAGACGGAGAAGACAATCGTTTTACCAAACAAAAGCTATTAGAAATATCTGTTGTAAATGTTCCTGCTAATCCTGAAGCGTTAATGTTAGGTTATAAATCTCTAAAAGATAATGGCTACTCTGATGAAACAATCGAGAAGGCTGGCATTCCGGTGGCTCTTGTAAAAGAAATATCTGGTATGCGTAAAGAGATGAATATAATGAAGTCACAGATTGACTCTGCGGTGAATGGGCTAAAACACCTAAATCCGCACATTGGTCGAAACAACCGCGTAACAACAGAGCGATTAAATATGGCGAAAGTCGTCGCTCGTGCTAGTGATAAAATGCTGGCTGAAAAAAAAGCTGATACGCGAATTGTAAAAACTATAAAACGAGTAAACGATGAACTTATCGTTTCTCTAAAAGGTGAATTAAATAATGGGAAGAATCAAAGAACTTCAGGAAAAAGCTGAACTTACCGAGTTAGAACAAAAAGAGTTAGATGAATTACTAGCAGAAGCTAAGGAACTTAGCGAAGATAGTGTTGAAAAAGAAATCGACGACGCTGCTAAAAAACTTGCTGACAAAGCAGTTGAAGACGCAGAAAGCCGAATCTCTAAAAGCATTGACGCTCTTGTAGCAAAACTTGATAAATCAGAAAAATCTGAAAGTAAAATTGAAATCACCAAAGAGCCACGCTATATCGTAGACAAAAAATATGGTAAGAAGTCAATTGACGAACTTGCAGATATTAAAGTCGAAGTTAAAGAGCGCGCTCAAAAAGGCAAAAAATCTACCGAAATCAGCCACAAGTCATTGAACTTCATTGAAGCAATGATTCTAGGCGACAAACAAAAGCTTCAAATCCTTGTAGAAGGTACTGGTAGCCGAGGTGGATTCTTAGTTCCAGACGACTATGCTGACATGATTATCGAAGATATTCGTGACGCAAGCACCATGCGACAGATCGCAGATGTAATGACTACCACAAGTGATACACTTCACTTGCCTAATCTTGCAGCTCGACCTCAAGCAAGCTTCCGTTCTGAAGCAGCTGTTAAGGCTACTTCAACCGTTGACTTCGGTGAAAATGTTTTCACTCCATACAGTATTGCTTCTATCGTTGGTCTATCTAACGAATTAGTAGCTGACGCTCAATTGGGTGTAGGCACTTCAATCGTAAACAAAGTTGCTGAATACATGGGTACTGCTATTGCAGAGCGTGAAGACAGAGCTTTCTGGGCTGGTTCTGGTACAGGCGAACCAACTGGAATGAGTACTTACACACTAGGTACACTTTCAGGCGGTCTAACCGACACCACTAGAGCTGACGCCTTGATTTCAACTTACTTCCGACTACCACAAGGATACCGAAACCGTGCTGTATGGGTAGCTAACTCTCGAACAATCGAAAGACTACGCTCACTTAAAGACAGCCAAAATAACTACCTCATGGGTGCTATTACCGGTACTGCAACTCCTACAATCTTAGGACGACCAGTAATCGAAGCAAACTGGGTAGCTGGTGGAACTGTGTACTTCGGTGACTTCGGTTACTATGTAATCGTTGACCGAGAAGGACTAGAAGTTCGAGTATCTGACGAAGCTGTTGTTGCATCAACAAGTGCTTTCGAAAATAACTTGACTTATGTTCGTGTCGAAAAACGCGTAGACGGTGAGCTAACGCTTACTAACGCAATCAGAAGCGCAACATCTATGGGTAATGTATAGATAGTAATTCTGCTGTTGCTGCCTTCGGGCGGCTTCAGCGGGGGTATTATGAGCCAAAGAATTAAAATGATAAAACAATATGGTGAATTTAGAAGCGGTGATACGATTGTGGTTACTAATAATGTTGCTCATGACCTCATTGACGGCGGTTACGCAATACTTTCAAAGGATATGACTGCAATAGACATGAAACAGGGAAAAATCAATATTAAGCACGCTAAAAGGAATATAAATGGCAACATTACTTAGCTACGCACTAACAACTGTCGCAGATGTAAAAGAATTACTTGGAATCGACGCCGGTGATAGCACGAAGAACAATCTCATAATACGAAAAATAAACCAATCAACTTTGATGATTGAGTCGTTTTGTTCTAAACCTAATGGTCAACACTTCGCTTCAACCGTTTATACAGATGAAGAATACGACGGAACAGGCACTAATCAGCTATCACTTCGCAACCGTCCGGTGATTACTTTTACAAGTTTCTCGGAAAGAAACACTACCGAGAACGATAGTTCATGGAGTGTAATAGATACAGAACTATACTTTGTAGATAACAACGCCGGCGTAATTGATTGTAATTTCACACTTAATCAAAACTGGAACTTATACAAGGTGACTTATACCGCTGGTTATACGGATATACCTGCCGACTTAGCTGAAGCTTGCGCCACATTAGCAGCGTACTTAGTAGATAACGCTACAACCGGAACATCTATTAAGAGCAAGGAACAAGGGCCGAAAAAGATTGAATACTTTGATAATAGTTCAGGTCAAAGCCTGATTGAATCGCTTGGCATAGACGATATGCTAGTTAGGTATATTGAATATCCCATACTAGAGGATAAGTAATGCTATTCTTCACAAATCACCAGATACAAATCTACCGCAACAGACGGATAGGTTCTACCAATCGTTATACTATGTCGGCAACTGGAACAGTCCACCCAGCAGACATAACGCCAGCGAGCCTAGAGCGTACTGAATTTGAGAATAGCGCAATCGGTAAAGTGTATATTGGATATGTAGATGTCGCAACGAATATTAAAGAGAGCGACGAAGTGGTGGTTACGGATACATCAAGCTTGAATAGTAAGCGGTATTCGGTCAAGGGAGTATCCCATTGGGAGGGCTTTGGGGTGGTAGATTGTAAGGAACTCACGCTTGTGAGCAAAGACTAATGATACATATAGAGATTAAAAACCTACCACAACTGCGCCATGCTTTCGGACAAGCACCAAACTTAATGCGTAGAGAATTCAAGACCGCACTTACTAAGAGTGCTATAACTGTACAGCGACGATCAATGATAAACGCACCAGTAGATACTGGGCGATTAAGAGGCAGTCATTTATTTACTGTCACCGGTAACGACTTATCCATGCGAGCTGAAGTATATCCAACCGCTGAATATGGGATATTTGTTCACGAAGGTACACGCTTTATGAAAGGTAGACCATTCTTACGCAAGGCTGCCGAATCTTCAGTCAATGAAATTGATAACTTCTTTACAACCGCCACTCAAAACGCACTAAATAGAATAGGAAGAATGACATGAGCGTATCAAAAGACATTAAAACATTAGTAGTAAATACAATTAACGCTTTATCGAGTACACAAGCGGTGTATTCATATAACGAATTAATGCCTTCAGGCTGGCCATGTGTATGGGTAACTGCTTCAGACTTAGACGGTTCATTCGCTACAACTGCCGAGAATAGACGCGTTTATGCGTATAGAGTAACTGCAATGATGACATTAGGACAGGATTTTTTAGATGATAGTTCATTGCAACGCGAAGAATACGCTGAAAATGTCATTGCTGATGTTGTCGACGATATTATAGACGCAGTTGATGATAATACATTCTTAGACCAAATAAACGATTATTCATCTGGTGACGCTACTGGT